TAATTTCTTGGAGGGATAAAGCAGACCCGTTAATGTCAGCTTCTAGTCCTATCGTAATAATACTTCCGTTACCTGTTGCTTGAACAGCGTTTCTAGTCGTAAGCTCACCACCAGTAAACTCACCGATAGCAAACTCATCAACACCAAAGTACGCAGGTACTTGGTTGCCTACAGTAAACTCGTAAGTTTTAAAGTCCGTAGCTAGATCATAAGCCCACTTCATAAACACTGTTGCACCAGCAGCACCAACCAGAGTTGGCCTGAGTTTCTTTAGCAACTTTGTTTTAGCAGGATCACCAAACGTCAGACCCGGACTGTAGTACCTAAAACGATATGCTGTTGTGTTGTCAGAGTAACTTGAGTACGTCCCTAGTCCATCAGACGTTCCTATGTACAACGTACCATCAGTTGTAACTTCAAATGACTTGTGTGGAATAGAAGTCCACCGTGTAACTCTGTACGCTCCGTTCTCAAGTCTACCTTTAAGATCAAAGCAGTACGCTGTAAGTTGATCTGGAAACATAATAATGTAAAAAGAATTTTCAGGACTGTACACAGACGCCGTAGGTAACGTCCTGTTGTTAATCAAACTAATAATCTCAGTCTTTACGTTCAGGCTCAAGTCAGATATAGGTAGTGACTTCTCTTGTATAGTACGGCCTAAGCTCCTGAGTCCTGTGTTAGACATAAACAAAACATCTGTGCCAATGTGCTGGACAGAGTTTCTACAGATGCACCCAACGCCAGCTACTGTGTCAACCAGAGCCATACTAGCTGGACTAGAGGCACCTCCGTACACAAGTATGCTGTGCTTGCCAAAGATAATAAGAGTGTTGTTGTGTGCTGCTAACGCCCTAACCTCGTCGTATCCATCAGGCCAAGCCTTAGATACATCTATAGAACCACTGGAACCACCAGTAAAGTCTGCTCCAATTAAAAGATCAGACCAGTAAATTGTTTGTGTGTCTGTTGCGTTATCCACAACCCACAGGCGTCCGTAAGCTGCCAAAGCCTCGTGACACTTCAAGGTTGCGTCAGTAGCACCGCCGTTAGCCACAGTAAACGTACGTAATCCCGTAGCGTTGTCGTACACCAAAGGATCGTAACCACGTTGGAAAAAGTAAGCCTTGTCGTTAAAGTTTACAATCTTCCAATTGTTAGTTGTAATAGTGTATGAGCCGGGAGTTACGTCAGTTAACGTAGTTGTCCCTGTCATAATCTTGTTGTTACCAGCAGTAAATACTACTTCGTTACCCGCATCATCATAAAAATAATGGACCTTGTGTACGTAGTCAGTACCTAACTCTGTCTTGTCAGTAGTAATTACGTCGATACCCTTACGTGCAGCAATACGCCCACGCTTGTCAATCACAGCGTTGTCAGCAACGTCAGCGTAAGAAGGATCCTGTGCTATAGGAGAGTCTTCTGTGTTAACTCCTTTAAACGCAGGAGCAACTAAGTTGATGCTTTGTAGTGGCTGTGCCATACGTCAGGCTCCTACGGAGTGTACCAAATGGTTTCTTCAGGGTGCTTCTGTGCGTCCAGAGCAATCGCGTCAGACAAAAACTTATCAGCAATACCAAAGTACTCAGGTGCTGATGTACCGCCTGTCTCGCCACGTTCACGAGCCAACAGAGCTATCGCCATGTGTATCACAGGTTGACTAGGTATAACTAACTGGTCTGTGTCAGCACTTAACTCAGCGTTCCTGAGAATACAGTTAAATCTCAAGCTGTACACACCATCAGGCTTAGGGTAAATGTCTACTTGAGTGTCACCACTAGCATCAACGCCGTTGTACGTGTAGTACTCAGGTGAGCCGCTGGGTGGTGATTGGTTCAAGTACTTATCGTTAAACCAGTGTTGAGTGTTGTACTGCATAAAGATGTTTGAGGTGTCGTTAATTACGTCTAGTACCTTAATTTTATTTTGTGACCCAGTGAGTACGTAGTTAAAAATATCAGCAGACGTAGTTACCGTAAGGGTAGTCCTGAGTGCTGACCAATCCCAAGCATCCTCTACCATCTTCTTAGAGTCATTTACAAAGTCACCCACCATTTTGCTGTAGGTGTTGTCATTGACACTAGATACCTCGTCTTCACGCAACCGGCGTAGCACGTTGTTTACTAAGTTTAAATATGTCATGCTCTACCGCCTCCAGTGCCAGTAAAGAGTCCTGCTAAGTAGTCTGTAATAGGAAACTGTCTACCTGCTAAAAGCGCAGGATCACCTTCTATTCCCATAGAAATTTCTGGTGCTTCTGCGGTAAAGCCACCGCCACCGCCACCGCCACCGCCACCGCCACCGGATGTAGTATCAGGAGGATCAACAGGCGTAACAGGAGGCTTAACAGGTGGTGGGCATTTCCCGTCTTCGTAGCTGTCTACTGGTGTACCATCTTCACAAGTTTCACACCCGCTTTCAACTGTAGCGCCGTTGTCACAAACCTCAGTACCTCCACCACACTTTAAATCCCACGCTCGTTGTTGTTCTACCAATTCAAAAGTAACTGTTCCTATAGGTCTTGGTTCGTTACAGTCTACAACAAAGCCACCACCGCTAGTGCCGCACTCGTCTTCATTCTCTGAGGCGTATACTGGGTCGTCACACGGGTTTGTTGAGCCACAAGCTGCTTCTTTGTCTACAAAAGTACCATCAGGACACTTCTTTTTTCCACACCTATCTGCGTTTTCGTCTGTTATCTCTGAACACTCTAAAGGATCACCACCACCACCATCAGTACCGCCGGTTCCATCGTCACAGTTAGCTTTCCACCATCTTTGTTGCTCTTGAAGAGCAAAAGTTAAAGCGCCTTCTGCTGGATAATCGTCTTCACACGTTATACCGCCCGGTCCTCCCTTACTAACACATACACCCGCGTCATTAAAGTCTTGACCTTCAGGACACTTTTCGCACAGATCCGGTATAGCCCCACTAGGCGTTATTCCATCGTTAGCCTTACAGCCTACGTCTGATTTACATAGTTCGTGTCCTTGGTTTTCTTCCTTCTCACAGAAGGCTTCACTACCCGGACACAACTCACTTTCTGGGTCTTCGTCACAAGGGTCTATTGGCGGGTCAACCTGATCACCGCAGTCTCCAGATTCGTCTTCTGTGTCGTTTTCGTACCCCGGAGGACAGTCACACTTCAGGGTCTCCTCATTATATGTTCCTATGCCGTTACACCGTGGGTCTTGTATTACAGGACAATCGTCAAGTGTTCCTTGAATTATACCGCCTGTTGTTTCTTGAAGACTTGAGTTTTCACCTCCATCACAGTTTACGTACCCAGCGACTAGACAGGATTCTGTATTCTCGTTAAAGTAGTCTTCTTCTACACACTTAGTTTCGTCAAACAGGTCTGGGTCGTCATCAATAGTCGTAACAGGAATTAGGTTTGTTATTTCTTCTTCTAGTTCTCCCCAAACCCAAGTAGCAGTATAAACACCAAAGATTCCTTTGAGCCAATCAATAATGTCACTAGCTTTAGTATCAGTCGCATCACCAAAAACCTCTTTAACCTTTTTAATGATGGCGTCTTTCCAATCCTCTAGTGTTCCCGCCGGGTCTTCTGTAAAATCACCGATGTCTTTTCCGATGCCCTTGAGAAAGTCCTCAAAGTCTCGGTAGGTGCCTACATCAATTTCACCCATGCCCGGAAGAGGTGGTAAACCGGGTATACCTGCTAAAACACTAAAGTTTACACAGTCTTTCCAGCAGTACGTGCCTTTATCTGGGTCTGCCGTGTCACAGCCTTCTAAGTCTTGACACTTCTCAGGAATACCTGCGTCTAGAATTTTGTTACCAATTTTCTTAATACATTCTATGGGGTCCCCAACGCAGTCTGTAATTACGTTTTTAAAGTCGTCGTAGATACCCTTAGCAGTGTTAGCAATACCCTCGCCTACTTCATCCACGTAGTCTTGGAAAGACTTATCTATGCACTCTGGTGCATTAGCGTTGGCTGGATCGCTACAAAAATCTTGACACTCTGGTTTATCTTTGTTTTCTTCCAGATTACAGTCTGTAACACCGCCAACGTCAGGACACTCATCTCTACTGTTAGCAAAAATTCCTCCACCACAGTTAAACAGCGTGTTAGTATTATTATTGCAGTCTTCTTGTGATCTTGCGTAAACAGGGCGTTCTACTGTGTTTCCGTCTCCATCATCAAAAGTAACTAGATTATCAGTACATTCAACTAAGTTGTCTAAATCTGTTCCACACTCTTCTGCGTTTTCCTGAGTAATAACTGTGCAGTCTGGTGCATTAGGATCTACTAGAGGGACACACCCACCATCAGCGTCTCTTTTGCCTTCTACTCTAGTACCATCAATAGTTTCCCAGCATGTTGTGTTTTCTGTTGTGGTTGTAACACACTCTCCATTAGAGTAAGTTCCGGGTCCGTCGTCGTTAACACACTCAGTTCCATTTTCTTTCTTAGGGTTAACACCCCAGTCACTACAGTTGCTGTATCCTGCTTCACAGAGAGCATTGGATAACACGTTGTTACCAGAAAAGTTGTCGTTGTCTACCCTAGCCGCTAGAATCTCATCTATAGCTTCATCTGAGTATCCGTTGCTTTTTAAAATTGCTCGTATTTTTTCGTCAGTTATGTTTTCGTCTAAGACAGACTCTTTTGTAATAAAGTCGTTGTAGTAATCTGACCAGCCTTCAATACCAGATAAAGGGGCAGGGTCAAAGTCTCTAAGCTCTAATAAAGATGCTTCGCCGCGACCATAGGCGTCTAGGAGTCTTTGCCACTCTTGAAGCGCCTTTAGTTGTCCCGGAGATACAGATCCTTCGGGTGCTTGTGATGGTGGTAAAACTGCACGAACGCCTGTAGGACCAGACGTAGAAAAGACCGGGACGGGACTCTCATCATTACAGTACTTTCCACCAAGCGTGGTACAGAGCCAGTCTTTTATGGGTATCCCTTGTACTGTTTCATCCATAACTTACTTACCACCCTTAAGTTGCATCAGCTTGTCAGCACCACGTATGCCAAAGCTGGCTGTGACTGCAACGTACAAAAGATATTGATACCACTCAGGTAGCTTCCCTAGTTCTGCAAAGGCCACACCTACGCGACCAATGATATCAAGATCGTTCATACCTACGCCCCACATAATAGCTATTACAGGCGCACTCAGGACTACTGTGAACCACTCGTCTTTCCACGAGGATGCACTAGCCTGTGCCATGTGCTGTTCCCAAGATGCTGTGTTCTGTATTACTTGCATCTTAGCTACGTGTTTAGCTTGTGACTGCTCGTGACGATTGCTCATCCAAGTCTTAGCGAGTCCAGCAATAGGACTAATGAGGGCTTGCCACACTTACGACTTACCTCTGTTACGCCAGCCTTGCACCGTGTCTGTTTCCCAGATGCGTATAGCTGTCCACACGAGTGTCAACAACGCAGCTAAGGAAGGCAATACGCCAGCCAAGGCACCAACACCAGTTGCTACAGAAACTGTATCCATTACCTCTTTCATACCTTGATCTGCCATCCTTATGCACCTTTGATAATTACTGTCGTGCCGTAAATAATACTGGCTGTTACGACAGCGGCTATAGATACAAGAAAAGTGTCTAGTAGCATACGTTGTCTCTTGCGTTGCTTGTAGATAACTTCTTCTCTTTGTGCTTTAATCTTACGCCTCAGCATTATCATCTCTTGATAAGTCTCGACACCGTAAGACCACACAATGAGTTCTCGTATCTGTTTCTCTTGCTCCTCTAGCTTTTTCTTAGCTATGACGCTGTTGAGTGCTTGTTGCTCTACGGTGTTACCGTCAAATAACTTTTTAAATACACCGGGATTTTCAGCTTCTTTTTCTGCTTGTTTTATGTCAGATGCAAAGCTGTACCACTGCCCTAACTTCTGAGCAACGTGCTCAATCTCAGCACCTCTGTTTACTAGCGTCTGTACACCTTTGAAAGTTGTAGACGCCATAGCAATTAAAGAAAGAGGATCCATTCATTAGCTTACCAAGAAACACCAGTGCCAGACGTAGGATTAGCCTTTTCAGCAATCTGTGCGTCAATAGCGGCCTCAACAGCGGCTACTCCATCGTCACCCAAAGCCGCCTTAGCCCAGCCAACAGCCGTGTCTTCGGTAATATCGCCCCATGCAACAAACGACTCACCCGGAGCCTCAAGACCTACAGTGCCGTAGGATGAGCCAGAGTTATCTCCGTCAGTCTTTGAGCAACGCCAGTGTACGGTGTTGACTACGTTGGTGTGTCCGTCTTGTGACACGGTGTAGTCCATTGCGGATACAGTCCATGTGTGTGCCATTGTTTATTCTCCTTTGAGTGCCGCTACTTCGGCTTCAAGTGTTTCAATTCTTGTTACTGCTTCTTGCAGGGCTTTGATAGCCTTCATGTACAGGATGCTGTACTTGACGGACTTCATGCCTTCATCGTCAGTCTTAACAAGTCCAGACATTCCAGAGGCTTCAAGCTCTTGAGCAACGACCCCAATGTGCGTAGCGCCTGTTTCGTTAAGCGTGTAGCTTCTGACTTGCACAGCCATAATGTCATTAATCTGTGATGAAGCATCTACAATGTCTGACTTGAGGCGTTCATCTGAAATAGCGCCGTAATTGTTGTTTGTGTTTTCTAAGTCACCGTCGCCGCGAACATAAACTTGTCCAACGCTGCCACCAAAAAGAACCGCTACGCCTGAGCCATCAACATCACGGTAAGAAGCTAAATAACCGGGAACGGCTGACGAAATTCTTGTACCAAAATTAGTAGTATTTATGCTTGTTACAGTCGTACCGACCAACACGTTACCATCTTGGTCAATAATCATGCGATCTACAGGGCTAGATCCTTCACCACCTGTTTCTGATCCATCATGCGTTCCAAATTTTAAATAACCGCCAGAGCCGTTTGCGTTTGGAACAACAGCTTGGATATTAGCCACCATATTTGGCCCGTCGTTTGAGCCATCTTCGTTTTTAAATTGCAAAGCACCTAGCACATTTCCTGTGGTGTTGTTTCCCGATCTACCTAATGTAATAATTGATGGTGCGGCGCTACCCTCTATATGAAGACGGGTTTCTGGACTTTCAGTACCAATACCTACGTTACCAGAGCTATCAATACGAACAGTTTCGTTTGTATTAGTAATAAAACGCATTGCGTTAATATTGTGATCGTAACGTATGTTCCCAACGTTGGCGTCGTTACTATCGCCAAAGTTAATAAGGCACTCTCCAGTTGTGCTCGCAATCATTTCAAAAATAGCATCAGCGTCTGAACCTGTCCCATTTGTTTTTAGCCTAAAAGATACATTTTCACCTGAAGCCGTAGATGGGTTTTCTACTAGTAAGTTTTTGGTGGTGCTTGTAGCTCCTATCATTACGTTACCAGAGCTATCTATACGCATACTTTCTGATGAGTCTGTCCAAAACGCCATAAAGTCACTAGCGTGGTCGTATCTAACTAATCCTGCATACTCACCAGAACCCGTGCCATCACCTAAAAATATGTCGCTTCTACCCGTAGTAGATGCCTGAATAGACAAGGCTTGTTGTGCGCCAGAATGATTACCAATCTGAAGATTTCGTAGGGGACTAGTAGTACCAATACCCACGTTACCAGAGCTATCAATACGCATACGTTCTGTGCTATCGGTTCCAAACGCTAATACGTTACTTGAGGCGGCAGTAATGTATGTTTGGTCTGATGTATTGGTAAAACTTAACTTATTAGTACCTCTTATCTTTACCCCGCCATCAACGACTAAAGACTCGTCAGGACTCGTAGTGCCAATACCTACGTGGCCGGAGCTACTAATACGCATACGCTCTGTGTTAGCGGTGCTAATAGCTAATGTATTATCAACCGGTCTATATAAAGCCGCCGCCTCAGATGGTGTAGATATTGAGCCAGAGAACGACACAAAACCGCTTGTGACGCGAACATTTCCACTTACATTTAATTTTTCGTTAGGACTCGCAGTACCAATACCTACGTTCTCACTAGAATCAATCGTAATCGCAGTGCTTGTAGCGTTATCGTCGATGCCTGTGGAGGTAAACGTACCCGTAGTCAAGCTAGTGGGGTTTGTCCCAACCTCAATTACAGAACCGCCTGAGTCTTCTGTGTAAAGACGTTTGTTAGTTAAGTCAAATGCGGGTTCACCTTGAACAAGATCTCCCGCTAGAGGCGCACCTGAGCCATTCTTTAGTTTAATCGTGGTCGCCATTAGTACGAACCTCCATTAATAGTTCCTGTTATTTCAAAACCGTTTAAGTCTAAGTTACCGCCTAGCTGTGGCGTAGTGTCACCGATGAGATCTGGGTTAATCGTGTTCCACGCAGATCCATCGTAGATACGTGTTGTGTTGTCACCTGTGTTAAAGTACCAATCACCAGCAGTAACTGCGTTACCGTTTAAGTCAACCGTAGGGTTACTCGCCTGTGCTCCCAAGAAGAACCCATCAATGGCTTCCTGAGCAGCCTCAGCAGCCGTCTGAGCAGCCTGTGCAGCCGTTGCAGAAGTAGACGCACTAGAGGCTGAGGTAGCTGCGTTCGTCGCTGAGGTGGACGCTGAGGACGCGCTAGAGGCTGCGTTAGTCTCAGATGTACCTGCGTTAGTCTCTGACGTTGCTGCGTTGGTTGCGCTTGTGCTCGCTGCAGACGCTGATGACGATGCACTGGACGCACTAGACGCTGCGTTAGTTGCGCTAGTAGACGCCTCAGACGCCTTAGTAGTAGCTGTAGTAGCACTGGCTAAGGCATTGGTTTCACTTGTGCTCGCGTTGCTGGCGCTGGTAGCAGCGTTGGTTTCACTAGTTGACGCATTGGTTGCACTAGTAGCTGAAGCAGTAGCACTCGTTTCAGCATTTGATGCACTGGTAGACGCATTAGACTCAGACGTTACTGCGTTAGTTGCGCTAGTCGATGCTTCAGACGCTTTGGTTGTTGCTGTTGTAGCGCTAGAGGACGCAGAGGTTGCACTGTTGGCTGCGTTAGTCTCGCTAGTTCCAGCGTTAGTTTCACTGGTTGATGCTGCTGATGCACTGGATGCAGCCGCTGTTGCGCTAGACGCTGCGTTAGTTTCGCTAGTGCTGGCATTAGATGCACTGGTTGCAGCAGCAGCAGCATCAGCCGCAACACCAGCTTCACTAGCAGCAGCGTTGGTTGCACTTGTAGCCGCAGCAGAAGCACTTGCAGAAGCTTCGTTTGCTTTTGTAGTAGCAGTCTGGGCGTTCTGTGCTACCTGTGACGCATACGCATCCGTAGAGGCATCACCTGAACCACCGTCACCCCGAAAGATAGGCATAGACTGCTCCTAAGAAAACAAACAAGGAAAGAGAAAAAGGGGCCATTGCTGACCCCCTAGAGTTTTACTCGTCAGCAACAGCGAGGATGAATCCTGCTTCGGGACGGTAAGTCTCAACACCGTACAGAGTGTCAGCCGTGTACAGAGTAGAAAGATACTCTTGCTTGTACTGGGTCTGAGATCGTACAGCCATTTGCTCTGCCATTACGAGAGCGTCTTTGTGGAAGAACAAGCAACCACGGGTATCAAGAGCTGAAGCACCGTTCTCACCACCTGTCTCAATTACGGGACAGTTGCTAGAAACGTATACGTCAACACCGTACAAGTTACCGATGAGTCCTGACTCAACACCACGACCACCTACAAAGTCAGAAGACACGTAACGCTCAATGCCCATGATTGACTTACGTGACGCAGGAGGAATAACGAGAACTCGTCCATCCATAGGTACGTCAGCGTCATCCATCAGCTTGATAGCTTCGCGGAATCCAAGATCCGTAAAGTTGTCGCCTGTAGCTACAGTATCCACTGCATAGGCAGCAAGACCAGCAGTAGAGTTAAAGTAGTAGCTGTTGCTGTTTACCCAGTTAGCACCAGTAGCAGCAGGAGTCTGAGTACGAGTGCCGTCGCCAAAGCCAGTAGCAGCGTTGATGAGGTCAGTGTCTACCTTCAGAGCAAGCTGGTAGCCAGCGTCTTCGGTGTAGAACTGTCGCAGAGAAGACAGAGCCTGTACTTCTACGATGTCCTCAATCAAACGTGAGTACTCAAAGTGACGGTCAACAGTTACTTGCAACTCAGTTTCTAGGTTAGCCTGAATCGTAACTGCTACAGCTTCTGCCTTAGCAGATGCAGCACCACGAATGGGCTTAGGGATGTGAATAACATCACCTTTCTTGCCAGACATAGCGAGACGCTTGACAAGAGGAGCCATCTTCAGGTTCTTTTGGTAAGCAGCGATTACTTCATCGCTCCAGATTTCTGGGATAAAAGTCCCAGCAGCAGTTTTGTCTACTACAGCATTAGCTGTAAAGTAAGTACCAGAGGTTTCACTAGCCATTGTAATTCTCCTTTAGGCTATCGGACCCGACCCTCTGAATACGCTTTGAGTAATTCGTCCGACATGGACTGATAGCGTTCTGGGTCGGTTCTCATAAGTTTAATAATGTCAGCACGACGATAAACTTTACGACGAGATCCTTCTGCTGTTCCGCGAGCGTTGCCTGTGTTAGCTGACTTTACCTGACTCTTACGGGCTGCTCGTTCTGCTTGCGCAGTCTGTTGAACTACTTGGTTCCTGTCTTTCCAGAGACTAAATAGTTCGTGTGCAGCGTCGTAATCGTATGCTTGGTCAGCCTGAACAAACAACTGTGTTCGGACTTTTGACCCTTTGATCCACTCAGCAAACTTAGGGTCTTGCAGTATCTGTTCCATCTCAGGATGAGAGGACTTGAGTTGTGCAAGAGTAGCCTGTTGTTTGTACTGTTGTGTGTAAGCCTGTGCTTCTTTGATCTTAGGGTGGTTGTCTATAGCTCTACTAACAGCGGTCTTAGGATCGACAAAGAAATCTACATCGTCATCGTTATCATCTTGTTGTTGCTGTTGTTGAGGTGCTTGTTGGGTTGAGAGTTGTGTTTGGATGTAATCATCAACAACTTTACGTAACTCGCCAACTTCCGTACTCTGTTTACCTGAAAACTTCTCAAGCTCTTGGTGCATCTGTACGAGGTCTTCAACAGATTTACCGTGGTACTTTTCTGGAACTTCGGGCTGCTGAGGTTGTTCCTCTTCAGGAGTCTCTACAGTATCTCGTGTGTCGAGTTGGTCTGCTGCTTCTAATTCTTCTTCCTTACGCTCATCAATTAGTGTTGCTCGTGACATTCTAAACTTACCCCGCCTATTGTTTTTATTAGGTTATGGAGGATTAAATGGGAGTTAGCCTATGAGGTTTCCCGCGTGGTTTGCCCAGCCTTCTCGTGTTCACGTATCCATTTCATGTGCCTACCGGGGAAATCCCCAGAGGAACCGTCAAGTATGTGTTGAGTTGCTGATACAATCTTTGTAGCGTTAGCACCACATCCGCACCTACTGGATGTAGTACCTGACTCTACAAATTCTTCAAAGGTATGTCCGTTAGTACAACGAAAGTCAAATACTTTAATCATCTTCTTCTGGAGGCTTAGAGGCCTCTTCGTAGTTAGTTTTAACGATAGTTTCCATGTTGATTAAGTGGGCTAATATGTTTAGTTGTCCCTTACGGAAGAACATATCGTTAGCATCTTTAGCTGCTTCTATACTGTTAATCTGTAAAGCATTGTTACCAAAGTCTTGCACAAGTTGCTTCCAGCCATCAGTAATAAAAAGACTAAAGTATGCGTCGTAGTACTGCTGTGTTTCTTGATCCATCTTGAGGCCTCTTGGGTTGTCTCTGTTGTATTAAGTGTACCTAAGTACACCTATATTATACCATACTTTTACTCAAAAGTCAAGCTTTATTTTATGTAAATTTTACCGTTTCTTGGCAGTTTTCTTAGCTTTTTTAAAGGCAGAGGCCTTAGGAGCTCCTTTTGATCCCGGTTTACGCATAGTTTCACCTGATCCAGCCTTGATACGCTTACGCTTGGCGTGGATATTAGCATATAGTCCTCTAGGCATTATTTCTTAACCTTCTTCTTTTTCTTTTTAGGTGGTCTTCCTATTGTACTTCCGTATGTTCCTTTTCCTTTTGGCATAGCTATCTCCTCACCATTTCACCTTGTTTGCCCAATAAGCCGCAGAACACTTCCCTTTGGCTATATTTTTAGCGTGACGAGACTTAAAGGACTTACGCCTCGCTTTCTCCTTAGCAGTCTTAGGACTCTTGCCAGCACCTGATACTCCTTGTTGTCCAAACCGGATAGTCTTAACTTTACCGTCGTCACATTTAGCCACAACTACGTGTGACTTAGTGGGGTGACTAGGCGTCCTCTTTGGTTTGTTGTAACCCGCCACTCCTACTCTTGCTAGTCTTGGGTCTTTTTCCTTTGGCACTGTTAGAGTCCTCTTTCTGGCGCAGGTCCGACATTTGGTCCTCTAGGGCCACCACCTTGGCTTCTAGCTTCTCCAATTTGTTGAACTGGTCTTGGAACGCTTCGTTGATTTGGCTGAGAAATTGGTTCATTTCTGTTTGTGTCATTATCATTTCGGGAAGCTGCTCCTCTGTTTTCTTGGTTGTTCATAGACTTTTCTTTTAGTGCTACTTCAGCAATCTTAAGACGTTTTTCAAACTCTTTGTCGTCTGCGTCTCCTTCCTTAATATTTCTGGTGATTGCTTCAATTTTCTCAATCTGTAGTTCTTCAGGAGCAAGCTGTGTTTCTATGTTGTACTTAGCTGCTCTAGCTTGAGATTCAGCCGCCTGACCTTGCAACGCCTGAGTTTGACTCTTTTGGAACTCAAGCTGTGCCTGTTGAGCCATCTGAGCCATTTGCTGTGCTTGAGGATCTGGCTGTTGAGCCTGTTGCATAGACGCAATCAACTCATCACGGTTACTCAGGTTCATGTTGTCGATGATGCTCTGGATCAACACAGGATAAATTGGACTGTCTTGCTTCATAGTTTGCAGAAGTTGCACCAACTGAGTTACCTCGTATTCCCTAGCGATAATGCCTAGCGTAGACGTAGCGTTGAACTTGTAGTCAGCTACGGGGTAGTTTTCAGGATCAAACTGCATGTACCTGTGTGCAGCCTTAGTTACAAACGGTAACAGAAACGACTGCTGGAAGTTAATCAGGGTGCGCTTATGGCGTTTAATAATAGCACCAAGAGACATAGAAATACCAGCGGCAGTAGCTTCACCGTTAACAGTGCCAGCAATTCCTGCTGAATCAACCGCTCCTGTAGACTGCTGAACCATCTGCTGAAGCGCTTGTGCTTGTGCGAAAGTAATCTGACCAACTTGTCCAAAGTTAAATGGCTGTAGAACTTCACGAGGATCTCCGTTAGTTAGAATCATTTTGCCCGGACGTATTTCGGGTTTAGCGCCACGAGGTAAACGTGTCGCGTCAATAGCAAGCATAGGATGAATCGTGAGGTTCAAGGCGTCAATACGTGCGCGTAGCTCTGTGTCCAAAGCCTTCTGTGAGTTGTAACCTTTTTCGCATACGCCTCGACCCCAGAATCTTCCGGGAACTACGTCCCAAGGAAAAGCAACTACAGGCCTATCACCCATCATGTACGGATTAGCTTCAGCCTTTAGTAGTGTGCCACCGTTAGCTATAACTACGATAGCTTCGACGTACATAGACTCTGACTCTACTTCTACGTCCTCAGCCTCAAGCAACTCACGAGGTACGAGTCCGTAGTACTTCGTCAGGCGTACCTTGTCGTCGTTGTAGATCGTGAGGTCTTGGTCAGGCTCTAGGTCTGTGTCAGGCGCGGCAGACTCAATGTAAGCGTCTTTGTATACGCCTTGCTCCTGTAGCATTTCTATGCTGTGCTTAGACACAAACTCATCAATAGCCACACCCATAGCGTCTTCTACAGTCGTTGCTACAGGGTCTATGAGGAAGTTCTGAGGTAACACGGGCTTCAGCTTAACTACCACTCTGTCAGTAATGTTGACGCCTACGGCAGTTAAGTCCCCACCCATGATAGGCTGAGTAGCAGGAGCCATCTCCTTGATCTCCTCAAGAACTACCTCTCCCATGCCTGTACCAAACACAGCGGAGTTAATCAAGCACTCTGCAACAGCCTTACGTACTTTACACTTCTCAAAGTCTTCTGTTAGCTTGTTACGCAGGTACTGTACGTCCTGTCGGTCTTTGTCATTAACATCATCAGAAATATCAAACCACTTACCTCTACCAAACGTGGCTTCCTCTAGTTCTGCTACGTTAGACTCTACGGCCTGTTGTAGCGCAGGAGATATGATTCTGGAACGCTCTGATCCTCTCTGAGAATCCGTAGGATCCCACTGTCCCCTCCAGAGCCTGTAGTACTCTTCAAACTTTGCTTCGTAATTTGACTCGTAGTGGTCACGCCAGTTTTCACACTTGGTCATCACCCACTCTTCCAGAGACTCTTCAATCATCAGAGGGTCTGGGCTATAGATATCTTCTGCCATAGTACTTTCCTTAAAGTATTGCTACGCTGTAACCAAGTGTAAAAAACACTACGGCAGAAATAGCGTAGATGCCATATGTGTTAAACCGTCTAAAAACTCTGTGATTCACTTTAGTATCCTGCTACTACATCTAGTAGTTCGTGGTCGTCTATTTCAAAATCGTAGTGGTACGCTACTTGTGCTAACTGATCTACGTAAGCCAAAGCGTCAATCAAGTCATCGTGGGTCAGAGGATCTGGAAACTGGAACAGTTGGTCCAAGAACCTAGAGTTCCACTCGCCTTTACTCAGTGTTACGTAGCCGTTCTCAAAGCGTCCTTGCAGCGCCCACATTACCCTGTCAGTCTTCTTCTTGTTACCGTGGGTTAACTCCTCGACTCTGAAGAACGTCCCGTAGCGCTTCTGTAGGTCCATCAGAGGCGACATTACAGCCTGCTTTGCGATTCCTCGTTCAATACCAACGCTGATAGGACGGTAATCTCTGACGGCCTGAAATATCTTGGTGGCAGTCTCGTCAAGGCTCCACCGCCCATATATAATGTTATCAACGTACCAACCATCAGGATTAACTTTAACAACAGCGATTGCGGTTTCATCTAGTTTAGAGTTCTTCGTCCGTTTCTTGTTTACTTCCTCAAAGCCAGCTAAGTCAACAGCTATGTAGTAATCTCCAACCTCCGGCTCTTCTCCGAACTGTACCCAATCTTCTCTGAACATCTCTGAGCCTCTGGCTTCAAATGAGGCCATGAACTCTTGTCTAAAGGCGTAACTCGACATTGATTTCTTCGCCATGTCGATTTCAGACGGGTCCAACAGAGGGTTGTCGTAGCTGGTGAAATGCCAGCCCCGGTAAGTTTCATCGTCGCCTAGCTCCGCGTACTTGTACAACTCGTAGAAGTGATTACGTCCCATAGGCGTACCTATGAACATCGCAGAACCTTTTTGGTCTGCTAGTGCTGGACGAAGTATCTGTTCCCATACGTCAGGCTTCATGTCTGCGTACTCGTCCATCACGAGAAACTTCAAGGACACACCACGCATTGTCTCAGGCCTATCGGCCCCCTTGAGACTAATCATGGCCCCGTTGACCAGCTTGATCTGTAGGTTGTTTATGTGCGAACCTGAGATAACAGGGTGTCCTAGCTCTAGCAGGGTTTGCCACATGATGTCTCTTGCTTGGCCCTGCGTAGGCGCAACGTAAAAAACTTGACCCCTATCGGTCTGTAGAGCATTAATGATTAACATCCAAGCAGCAAGACGGGACTTCCCTGTTCTCCGTCCTGCGGCTACTACCTTGAACCTAGTAGGGTCAGAGTAGACTTCCTGCTGCCACGGCAACAGTTGTACGTTTAGGTCAGTCACTTGGTTTAGTTACAAACTCCAGCGTCTTCTGAGTTATCAAAAGTCTCGTCACCGCAGCCGTACTTACCATCGTTGTCGGTATCACAGAAACGTCTCCAAGTAATCATGTCAAACGTCAAACCTTCGCTCCACGGTACGTAAGTCTTACACCACTCATGTGATCCTACAGCAAAGGGATCTTGTGGTTGTTCTACGTAGTCACGCTTAGTCCACGGCTTTTGTACACGAAAGAACGTGTCTTTGTTACCCATCAGTTGTCGCTTGAACAGGGAGCTACTAGGCGTACTGATGTAAATCTCTTGGTTTTCCTCTAGGGTGTACGTAGATCCGTCGTCGTAGTTGATAACAGTTTCTGCTTTGGCTCCGATAGAAACCAGAGAAAAAAGGAATACTGCTGCAAAACCTAGTACCATTTCGTTTACTTTGTTAGTCATTGTGAAAGTTCTCCTACGTTGTTTAGGGCTTCTCTAAAGTCTTTTGAACCACCAAAGTGGTAAAAGATTTGTGGAATACTCCTCTTGCCACTCATGGCTTCTACTAAGTCCCAACCGGCTTGACCCGGAGGTATGTGTACGTACTTGTAGTCTAAGTCGTATTCTTTTGCTAATTTCTTGGCTCTGTTGCAAGCAGGGCACCAATCAGCACCAACAATGGTAATCATACAAAGTTAACCAGTGCTGAAGTCATTTCAAGAAGATCAAATGTTACGGCAAACTCCATGTCTGAACCAGCTTCTGCCTGAACCTTAACCACCTCATCTTCGTGAAGGACAAACATAGGACCGCCTCCGTTGCTTAAAGTTAGGTTGCCACCACTAGATACGTTTACATCATCAAAAATATCTACTCTATTGGATCCATCAGAGTTAGCAAAGTGCAGAGAAGCGCTGTCATTGCCGTGGTCATCGTGGTTAGCAATGAAAATGTACTGAATGACAGCATGAAATCCAGAAGGTACAGTAAACAAGGTTGTTTCTGTTGCGTCTGTTAAGTTTATGTGCTTAGTGTATAGCATGTTTAGCGGCCCTTAAGATGCCTAGTAAACCCAGATCACGGGCACAGTTCCCCGTGTATCAACGTGAATAAAGTCACCAGCGACCCCTATGCCAGTAAATCCCATGGATAGAGCTTCTCTTATTAACGTGTACCGGTGTGCAGCGTTTGTTATTTTTATGTCTGCTGCTATGCCTTGCGCGTGGGTTCCCGGTACGTCCTTTTTAGCTTCTATGGGGTGGCTAGGGCTTCTGTAGCCGCTGGTGATAACAAAAGGGAAACCGCAGTTGTCCCTGAGTTGGTCTAACTTGAGTAAAAACTCGTCCTCCATGCGGTTCTCACCAGTATGTTGACAGTTAAACTCTTCTTTAGTGAAGTATTTCAAGAATCTTCCTCTTGACACTCTTGACAACCACAGTCACAGCCTGAAAGTTTACTCCTCAATGAGTTCACCTTCAATTGTGCTTCCGTCTTCAGTGCCTCCAAGAATTTCCGTGCTTCCGACACCAGTGATGTTAATCTGTATTGCACTTCTTCCATTGTCTTTTACCACCTCTTTTTCAAATGCACCTACTGGGAGTATTCTGTCCATCACTAGCTTCCATGCTGCTGCCTGATTCTTGTGATCGTGGTCTAAAGCAGCCTCAAAGATAGTCTCTAGTACCTTAATGGACTTAGGACTAGCTAACATCCTAGCCTTGTACTCATTAATTATAGTAGCATCACCCTTAGGCCTGCCTACTTTACCTCTAGACCCTGCAGTTTTAGCCTTGATCTCCTTTTGCTTAGGCCTACCTCTGGGTCTTTTTTTAATATTAATCTCTTTTCTAGCTGCTGCTTGGGCTTCTAGGGTGTTTTCTTTGGTTTCTAGGGTGTCACCTGACGACATTCTCCTGTATCCTTGTGTTTAACGCTAGTTCGCATGAGTCCCCTGCTTAGGTTGCAACAGATGAGGGGATCTATACGAACTATACAACACTCAATCTTTAGTCCCGCACCTGCTTCACTAAATACATCCTAATATCTACCTTATATTATACCATACTTTTACTCAAAAGTCAAGCTTTATTTTATGTAAATAGTACACAAGGTACACTATAGGTTCACTTATTTAGTGCATTTGTGACAACACAGGGTAAACACGAGGTAAAACAAGTCGCTAGGTAGGGCATAAGTAACATGAATAATCCCTATTTTTTCTAAATTCACCTTCTGGTGTGCTGAGGTGGCTACAACTATAATTAACACAAGTCAACACCCTCCCCCGTGTCAAACTCAAGGGCCACCCCAAAGTTGGCATGGATCTTGCTATAGCACAACCTGTGCCAACATAAGAGGCCAGCAACATTGGCACACTTATTGCATAGGCAAAACTCATGCCAACATGGGGATATGTAACATGTGAATATTTACGTAGACACGAGTGTGTGAACCAGTGTAGGACCCTTAAGCTAATCGCAAGCATACAACATGCTAGGCAGTCAATAGTCTAGAGCCTACCTAATTATGGTAATATTACCGCTTGTATTCTGTCTCTGGATCCATCATAGTACACACATGGCGACGGGGAACACATGCCACCCCATAGGAGCGACTATATATGTACACACTGCAATACAGATTTAGACAGCAATCTAACAGCAGGTTAACTAAATGGTTCAAAGTATCACAACATGTATACCTAGAAGAAGCTCGACAGGCCCTAAGCCAGCACATAGCAGAGTTTTCAACATTCAACGCTAGACTAATCACTAATGATGGCGACACTCTAGGTGAATACAAGTACAGCAAATAGGAGGCCTGAGGCCATGGCAATACATAAAGACTACAGCGTATACGTAGGCACTGACAGTGTATACTTTGAGCACATCACTAGAGGCGAGGACGATGCCATATGCGTCTACGTCATGCAAGGGACTATATGTTACGATTACGACATGAGCTTCTGTATGATACCAGAGGCCAGAGAGTGGTTAGACGCTAACGGCTACGACACTAGCGACATATTAGGTTAACAGGGGGCTTGCGTTTAACAATGGGTACCTATATGGTGCCCATGATTAAACACAAACCAAACGAGGGTAACACCATGCTAAAGCTATCCAAAGCATCTAAGATGCCATGTAGGTCGTGGTCACTGCAAGCGTTAGACACGTGCCCAGCGTCCAGAGACAGCACAGGCGCACTAGTGCCTGCCTGTAGCGGATGCTACGCCACCACGGGAAACTATCGGTTTAAGAATGTTAAAGCACCACGGGAGCACAACCGGATAGACTGGAAGCGTGACACATGGGTAGATGACATGGTGGCAGAGTTAGACAATGACCGCTATTTCCGATGGTTTGACTCTGGGGACATGTACAGTCTAGGACTCGCTAATAAGATTCTGGAAGTTTGCCAGCGTACGCCGTGGGTAAAACACTGGATACCGACACGGATGCACAAATTCCGTAAGTTTAAGGTTGTTCTGGCGTTGCTACAGGCCTTGCCAAACGTAGCGGTTAGGTTATCCAGTGACTCTATCACAGGCGAGACGGTACAGGGTAGCAACACTAGCACCATTGCCACGCTTGACACGGTGCCACGGGGTGCTGTAGTGTGCGAAGCGTACACAAGGCAAGGCAAGTGTGCTGACTGTAGAGCCTGCTGGGATAAGAGTGTACCCGTAGTCTGCTACATAGGCCACGGGCGATCAATGGAAAAGCAACAGCGCAATATTATTGCAACCACAGGAGTATAACAGCATGACACTACAGGAAGCCGTGAAAGCGTATATTTATCAGGTAAAGAATCAATCGCCCATTGTGAGCACGTCACACGCTCACTACATGGCATACGCTAGAAAGTTTGGTGATGACGTTTGGCAAAAAGCGTTAGACGATTATTTTAATCAGCAGAAAAAGAGAGGGTAACAGCATGAGAGACTACAGCGTACAATGGAATCACGACGACTACCCAGAAGTGACACGGGAGTACCTAGGCATACTACCAGAGTTTTTTATCCACGCGACACAGGAGGGTGACACACTGGAACAGGTCACACAAGCGATGGATAGCATTTATGGTTTCGGTGGCTTTCAGTACCCATTTGGTGGCACTGTGGCAGACTGTGGCGCGTACAAGTCGCCAGAAGACCCAGACCTACAACCGTACGCCACAATATCGTTTAGGGATCGCTTTACCATGTACTGCTACCCGTACGCTATCACGGCTATCAGGGACAACGACACAGGCGAGACAAAGATAGGGAGATTTGACTGATGGACAGAGACACATTTGATAAAGGTTATCCAGCGTTTGCCCTGTACTACAGGAGCGACAACAACGGCAAATGGTACGAAGAGGGAGTATTCCACGACGAGTGGGCCGCTAGGGATTGCATGATAGAACACATACGTTTACACTCTGACCTAGACTGTGTTATAGTCCGTCTCAGTGTCATGAGCGAATACAGGGGCTACAATAACACTGTGGATATGGGGATTTGACTAATGGTGATATGTTACAAGACAGATGATGCGTTTTACGCTGGAATCTACAGACTAGTTATGTTAGGGTTAACATTTGATGCAGACGATCAAGACCTAAGTATAAAATTGACCGGAGGGTACTAGCATGTGCGAGACTGAGATGTTATGGTTGTGGGGCTTCGGTTGTCTAGTGATAACCGCATGGCTAATCTTTTCAGAGGAATACAAGGAGCACTAGACATGAACGAGAGAGACGTGCTAAACGACTACAGTCACTACCATGATCGCACAGGGCCGTACGAGACTCTGCGGGAACTAGAGTACACACACGTCTGCGACGGTTGCCACGAGATTGTCGATAGTGTAGACACTGACACGGGACTATGCGACAATTGCACGTACGAGGACCAGATGAACAAGTTTTACAAGTACGCACCGGATGAATGGGGAACAGAGTTATGAACATATTTTACCTAGACCGTGATCCACACGAAGCCGCTAGGCTACAGTGTGATCGCCACGTAGTCAAAATGATACTAGAGACAGCACAGTTACTGTCTACAGCACACAACGAGCTAGACGGGGAACAGGTGGCGTACAAAAGTACCCACAAGAACCACCCTAGTGCTGTCTGGGTACGCTCTAGTGCTAACGCATACGTGTGGACATGGCACCACCTAGCGGCTCTTGGGCGTGAGTATGAGCGACGTTATAAAAAGGTACACAAGACCATTGCTAATCACCTAGAAGCCCTCTGTGGGCTTCCTACGGCCCTTGAGAGCGATGTTACACCCTTTGTAGACCCACCTCAGTGTATGCCAGACGAGTGTAAGAGGCTTGACGCTGTACAGGGCTATCAGGTATACTACAACTACAAGGCAGACGATTGGGACGCTAGAGGTATCCCTATGAAATGGTACGGACAGGAGGCAGTGTGATATACTGGATAGTCGCAGTATTCATATTATTTTTTATTGTTGGATTTTGTTGAGGATTTACAATGGAACCGGATTTAACACAAGAGCAGATGATACAGGATATCTCAGAGTACGAACTAGGCTTCATAGATTTTGCTACTGTAGTGTCCATTGCACGTACGTCCATACGACAGAAATACAGGAAAATGACGTACGATCAATTAGTTAAAGCTTACGCACAAATATTCGGAGACGACTTTGATGTGGAGTAAATACGTATTCCCTGCATTGATTTGCATAGTTTTCCCTGTTATAATACCTGTTATACTATGTGCGGTACTCGTTATATCAATTAGTAATGCTATTAAAAAGGAGCCTCAAGATGAGATGTAAGGCGTGTGATGTTATCCTAGATGACATAGAGACACTAAAGAAGGACGCTAACGGAGTACACTACGACATGTGTACAGAATGTTTGACAGCATCTATTGCTGCACACTGGGAACTAGAGAACATGGAGTCAATAGATAATGACGGTAATATTTCACAGGATGATATCTTGACATTACAGGAAAACTATGATAATATATACTTAAGTATCACTAGAGATTACTGAAGTGTATAAACTAAAGAATTAAACTAAAGGATATATACTAATGAATACTACTACAGGAGGACATAAGACTACTAAAGTTAGGCGCTGGAATCCTGTAGCCAAACACGATCACAACAAAGGAGGTGCACACAAGGACAGGAAGAAAGATGCCAAAAAGTACCAATCACGTAAAAAGGGTTGACTAAAGGCCCAGAACGTGAGATACTATAGGTGTTCCTCTGGGAACTCTTTTTCAACAACGAGGATTATCTCATTATGTCAAGTCAAGTAATTGAAGGAACGGTGAACTTCTCAAACGTCACCAAACACGACGTATACAACGGGCAGGACACTGGCACGTTCAGTCTGACTATCACCATGTCAGAGGACGATGCGGCTACACTGTCTGCACAGGGTGTAAAGATCAAAGAGTACGAGGGCAACAAGCAACGCAAGTTTAAGTCCAAGTACGACATCGGTATGTACACTGCTGAGGGTGATCGTTACGAGGGTGAAGTACCGTACAACTCCCGTGTGCGTCTGAAGTACAAGACAGGCCCAGCACACCCAGTACACGGTACTCCGGTGTATCTGGAAGCTGTCAAGGTACTGGAGTTAGCAGAGGTGTCAGAAGAAGCTGTTGATTTCTGATGGAGTCTAAATTCCTACACCACGAGGAATGTCCCAAGTGCGGTAGTAGGAACAATGTGGCGGTCTACTCTAACGGTGGTCGCCACTGTTTTTCTACCGGCTGTGACTATCACGTAAACGGTGAAACAGGAGATGAAACGGAAGTGTCAACACCTAGTAACCTACACATGGGCGGTGTGGTAGCTGAGATTACCGACAGGCGTTTGTCTGCCAAGACCACTAGGCACTATCAGGTCACGGTGGAGTACGACGCTAACGGTAAGATAGCTAGGCACTACTACCCGTACTACGACGTAGACACTGGTGAGCTAATCGCCGCTAAGTCTCGCGTAGTCAAGACCAAAGACTTCCTGTCGTCAGGCACGATGACTAACGCAGGTCTGTTTGGTCAGAAGCAGTGCCGTGGCAGAGGTAAGTACGTCACGATCACTGAAGGTGAACTGGACGCTATGGCTGTCTACGAGATGTTCGGACAGAAGTACGACGTAGTGTCCCTCAGGTCTGGTGCGTCTAGCGCATCAAAGGAGATCAAGTCACAGCTAGAGTGGCTTGAAGGGTACGACAACGTGGTCATCTGCTTTGACCAAGACAAGGCAGGAGAGTTAGCAGTAGAACAGATTAAGGATCTGTTTAGCCCTAACAAGCTGAAGATATGCAACCTACCTCTGAAGGACGCCAGTGAAATGCTCATGGCTAACAGAGTGCAGGAGTTTACACAGTCTTGGTGGGACGCAAAGGTGTACAGACCGGACGGTATTATCGCTGGTGCTGACACATGGGAAGCGTTAGTAAACAAGCGACAGGTACAGAGTATACCGTACCCGTGGGATGGACTAAATGAAATCACGAGAGGCCACAGACCATACGAACTGGTCACTATCACCAGCGGTAGTGGTATGGGAAAGTCCCAGTTTATCAGAGAACTTGAGTACGATCTGCTCCAGAGAACAGACGCCAACATCGGTGTACTTGCACTGGAGGAGGATGTCGCAACAACATCTCTGGGAATTATGTCGGTGGCAGCATCTAGGCGATTGCACTTGGAGGAAGACACGCCTGTTGATGACCTTAGACCTCACTGGGAAGCAACGATGGGCTCTGGACGTTACTACCTGTTTGACCACTGGGGATCAACGTCTGCCGACGAACTTCTATCAAGAGTACGGCACATGGCAAAGGCCTGTGACTGCCGCTATATCATCCTTGACCACTTGTCCATCGTGGTTTCTTCTCAAGAGAACGGGGACGAACGGAAAGCTATAGATGAGATCATGACCAAGCTACGCACACTGGTGGCAGAGACAGGAATCACTTTGTTCCTAGTGTCGCACCTACGTCGTAGCTCTGGTACTGCACACGAGGACGGAGGCAGGATCAGCCTACAGGATCTCAGGGGTAGCCAGAGTATTGCTCAGTTGTCCGATATTGTCATAGGCATGGAACGTAACCAGCAACACGAAGACGAAGACACACGTAATACAACCACTGTGCGTATACTGAAGAACCGGTACTCCGGTGAAACTGGACCCGCATGTTGGCTACGGTACGACAAGTTTACCGGACGTATCCACGAGTGTGCTAACCCTACGCCACCGGAGACAGAGTTTTGAGTAACTTAGTTTTCATGGACATAGAAACGGATGGACTAGACCCTAGTGTAATCTGGTGTGCTGTCTGTCTACACAACGGAGAAAGTGAGGTAATATGCAATGAGCAAGATTTCAAGGATTACGTGGCTCGCAAAGCGCCGGTTAACTTTATATTCCACAACGGAATTGGCTTTGATGTTCCTGTGGTTGAGCGTCTTTGGAACTTTACTTTTGACAGGAGCATGGTCACTGACACTCTAGTCCTCTCTAGGCTTGCTGACCCTAGCAGGTCTGGTGGACACTCTCTACGTAACTGGGGAAACATCTTAGGCTACGCCAAGGGAGACTACGAGGATTGGACTAGGTTGACTCCTGCCATGATCGACTACTGCATACGTGACGTAGAGTTGACTGAGGCGGTGTACAAGAGACTACGTGTGGAACTCGACGGTTTCTCTAGGGCTTCACAAGACCTAGAGCACGAGGTGCAGTGGATCATACAGGGACAGGTGAACAACGGGTGGCTACTAGATCAACGCTTGTGCCACACGCTGTGCGCTAGGTTCAAGGAGAGAATGTATGCTATTGAGGAAGAACTCCAGAGGGTGTTCCCACCTATTGTTGAGGAAAGGTGGTCTGAGAAGACAGCCAATCGCCTTAAGGATAAGGTTACGGTCTTCAACCCCGGTTCGCGTCAACAAGTGGCTGAACGGCTTGAAGCTAAGGGTGCTGTATGGTCGGAACTCACGCCATCCGGTAGGCCGCAGGTGGACGAGAAGACACTTGAAGAGAACAAACATATACCGGAGGCTGTGCAGGTCTTAGAGTACCTGTTGTTACAGAAGCGCTACGCTCAAGTCTCCTCTTGGATAGAGCACGTTAAGGACGACGGTAGAGTACACGGTAGGGTTACAACAAACGGTGCAGTCACCGGACGCATGACGCACCAGACCCCAAACATGGCACAGGTTCCTTCAGTTAACTCACAGTTTGGCAAGGAGTGCCGTGACTGCTGGATTGTACCAGAAGGACGCAGGCTAGTGGGTGTTGACGCTAGTGGACTAGAGCTACGTATGTTGGCTCACTACATGGGAGACGAGGAGTTTACTAATGTCCTACTTAGAGAAGACATTCACACCAGAAATCAAGTTGCTGCAGGACTTGCAACTAGACCTCAGGCAAAGACTTTCATCTATGCTTTCCTCTACGGAGCGGGAGACGCAAAGATTGGAAGCATCGTCGGAGGAACTGCAGGAGATGGCAGTAAACTTAGGAGGCGCTTTCTACGAAACACACCTTCTCTTGAAGCTCTACGAGAACGAGTTGGAGAAGCGTCTAGGAAAGGTCACCTCGTTGGGCTCGACGGACGAAAACTCTGGGTCAGGTCAGAACATAGTGCACTGAATACCTTACTACAGGCAGCAGGTGCTATCGTTATGAAGAAGGCTCTCGTACACTTAGATCACTACGCAACGCAACACAAGATTGACTACAAATTCATAGGGAACGTGCATGACGAGATACAATCGGAGGTGGTTACAGAACAAGCAGAGAAGTACGGGTGGCTTGCAGTCGAGTGCATCAAGGCGGCTGGTCTTTCATTTGACCTCCGGTGTCCTCTCGACGGAGAATACAAGGTTGGAGACACATGGGCAGAAACACACTGATGGAGATAGCAATGGAAGAAATACCTGAAAACCCAATGGCTAAATACGCAAAAAACATAGATAGATATAAGTTTGTTGAGGGCGAGTGGTGGTACTATTATCCAGAGGACGGAACTAGCATTTCTAGTGGAAACCATACTAGAGAAAGGGCGAGTACACTAAGAAAAAGACTTGACTCATTTATGTACGTCAACGGTAAATACATATCTAAGTCTCACCCGCTACACAAACCCGGACGCTACAAGACGTTTACTGACGCAGCTTTTGACAGTCTAGCGAAGTACGAATTGAGTCGTGAGGGACAGGTGTACATCATAACCAACCCTAACTTCCCTGAGTGGGTCAAGGTGGGCATGGCTGTGGACTCAGAGGACAGACTCAACGGATATCAAACGTCGTCACCGTTCAGAGATTACTCGCTGTTCACTAACTGGCCTGTGACTGACCGACGCTCTGCTGAGTCAGAGGCACACAGCTTACTAGAGAAAACGTATGGTCGTAAGGGTGAGTGGTTCAACTGCACACCAGAGCAAGCCAGAGACTCTATCTCTGAACTAATGGAGCAACATAAATGAAAAGTATTTATTCACTAGTAGACGACATCTACGCCGTGGTTGCTTCCAAGGAAGTGCCAGAGGACGTAGACCTCTACGAAGAGATAGAAAACTTTGGCGAAGGCTGCAAACGCCTGATGACCAAGCTGTTCACAGAGCAACGTGACGGACGCAAGTTGCGGATGTCTAACATAGGGCGAGACGACAGGTATCTCTGGAACGTGGTGAATAACTCTGATGTGCAAGAGGAGATGACACCTAACACGCACGTCAAGTTTATGTACGGGCATCTGATTGAGGAGATGCTTTTATTCTTAACCAAAATATCAGGACACGAGGTGACTGATGAACAAAAACAGTGTGAAGTTTCGGGCATTATCGGTCATATGGACTGTAAAATTGATGGTGTTGTCACTGATGTTAAAAGCACTTCCACTTTTGGGTTTAAAAAATTCAAAGACGGAAGTTTGGCTTATGATGATCCGTTTGGGTACGTTGCTCAAATTAAAGGGTACGCACACTCCGAAGGTGAAACATCGTTTGGTTGGTTAGCTATGGACAAACAGAACGGACACCTAACGTACCTCATGTACGACTCTGCAGACACGCAGGCTCCGGTGTACGACAAGATTTCTTACGACATAGAGGAGCATATTGAACGCGTAAAAAAGATCGTAGAGCAACCAGAGTGGCCGCAGGTTTGTCACGAGACCGTACCAGACGGCAAAAGTGGAAACAGAAAGCTCGCCACTGGTTGTTCTTACTGTCCCTACAAGTTTACATGCTGGCCCGAAGTAAGAACATTCCTGTACTCAAGTGGTCCAAGATATTTAACAGAGGTGTTCAATGAGCCGAAGGTCACGGAAATCCAAGCACAGCAACTTTAGATCGGGGTTTGAAGAAGATGTTGCAAAGCAGTTACAACCATTTGGTTTTAGTTACGAACCGTTCCAAGTCCCGTACAGGATTGAACGAAAGTACACACCAGACTTTGTGTACGAGTACAGAGGACGGACGTACCTCATTGAGTGCAAAGGATACTTTCGTGCAGGAGACACGCAGAAGTATAGAGCGATCTCTAACTGCCTCACGGAATCACAGGAACTCATCTTTGTACTGATGAAACCTAATCAGAAAGTGAGTAAAAGTACCAAACTTACTATGGCTGAATGGTGTGACAAACACAATATTCTATGGTACAATATAGATACACTTAAGGAGTTGGTTGATTATGTCTCTGACACTAGAAGAAATTAAGGAGCGTCTGTTGCGGTTATACGACCCTGACGATCTTCTGGAAGCACTACAAATCTCTTCTGAGGAACTACTGGACAGATTTGAGGATAAACTCATACGCAAACTAGATGGTTTTCAAGAGGAGCTAGAGGAGGAAGAATATGCAGAATGAATGGAACATGACTGAAGACGACTGTGCAAAGTTTGAAAAGGACTGTGAGAAGCTACGTAAGAACTGTCAGGAAAGCAGGTCCATAGACGAAATTACTAGAGAGGAGTGGGATTGGATGTCTAAGACATTCACAGGCAAACTGTATCACCCGCAGGACAAGCACGATCCTGTAGCACAACCAGATCACTACAACAAGGGAGCTATTGAGGCCATTGAAGCAATCAAGGCGTCTATGCACCCACAAGAGTACAAGGGATACCTCAAGGGTAACTGTCTTAAGTACCTGTGGCGTTACGAGTACAAGAACGGCATAGAAGATCTACGCAAGGCTCGTGTCTACCTAGAGTGGTTAATCAAGGAGGTTGCCTTGTGAAGATCATAGAAGGTAAGTTTGGGACAAAGACAGAAGAAAAGGAGATAACAACGGCTGAGTTTCTGACTGCGTTTGCAGCTAAGGCTCAGATACAGGAGTCTGAAGGTAACAAACCTAAGGTGGTCGTTGTGATGTACGAGGACGGTCAGATGTTTGAAGTAGCGTCCAACGAACAGTACCCTGATGGGGTGTACATGCTACTACAGTTAGCAGCACAGGCAATCATTAACGAAACGCTAGGAGTAACAGAATAGATGGACGCATATCAACAGTACATACACAAGTCACGGTACGCTAGGTACTTGCCAGAGGAGCAACGTCGGGAGACTTGGGAAGAAACAGTAAACAGGTACATCAACTTTTGGGTAGACCGTGGACACCTCAACGACTTTGACGTATCAGAGATATTCAAGTCTATACATGACCTAGACGTAATGCCCAGCATGAGGGCGCTGATGACCGCAGGAGACGCACTGGAGCGTGACAACGTAGCAGGGTTTAACTGTAGCTACCTGCCTATAGATCACCCTAAAGCGTTTGATGAACTCATGTACGTACTCCTGTGTGGCACAGGCGTAGGCTTCAGTGTCGAGCGTCAGTACATACAGAAGTTACCGGAAGTTGCGGAGGAGTTTCATGCAACCGATACAGTTATTAATGTTGCGGATTCAAAGATCGGATGGGCGAAATCGTTTAGGGAACTGGTATCACTGCTGTATACAGGTCAAGTCCCACAATGGGACATTAGTAGAGTACGACCTGCAGGTGCCGCACTCAAGACTTTCGGAGGTCGTGCAAGTGGTCCAGAACCTCTCGTTGATCTCTTCAAGTTTACAGTTGAACTCTTTAAGACAGCATCTGGACGAAAACTTAGCTCCATTGAATGCCACGATCTTTGCTGCAAGATTGCTCAAATCGTCGTCGTCGGAGGAGTCAGGAGAAGCGCCCTGATCTCACTGTCCAACCTAACGGACGACAGGCTCCGAAGATGCAAACACGGACAGTGGTACATAGATGAACCCCAGCGTGGTCTGGCGAATAACTCAGCGTGTTACACAGAGAAGCCAGACTTTGAAGCCTTTCTCAACGAGTGGACTAGCTTATATGAATCTAAATCTGGAGAACGAGGTGTCTTTAGCAGAGTCGCAAGTCAAAAACAAGCTGCAAAAAATGAACGAAGAGATGCTACCTACGATTTTGGAACTAATCCATGCAGCGAAATCATCCTCAGACCCTACCAGTTCTGCAATCTTTCAGAGGTTGTTGTTAGGCCACAGGATACACTCGCAAGTCTCAAACGAAAAGTTAGGGTTGCGACTATCCTTGGGACTCTTCAGGCCACCCTCACCAACTTCCGATATCTCAGAAATATTTGGAAACTAAACACAGAGGAAGAGGCACTACTGGGTGTATCGTTGACAGGCATCATGGATCATCCAATGCTGTCAGGCAGAGGAGACAAGGCCAAGCTGAAGAAGTGGCTTACGGAGATGAGGGAGGAAGCAATTGAAGTTAACAAGCAGTGGGCAGAGAAACTGGGTATCAACGCTTCTACCGCTATTACTGCGGTCAAGCCTAGCGGCACTGTTAGTCAGTTGGTCGATAGCGCTAGTGGTATCCATCCTCGTTATAGTTCACAGTATATACGCAGAGTACGTGCAGATGCTCGTGACCCACTTTGCAGCGTCCTAGAGGCCGCAGGAGTGCCTGTGGAGGACGATGCGATGTCACCCAGTACTAGGGTATTCTCCTTCCCTATTGCGTCTCCTGAGGGCGCTGTGACAGCCTCAGACATGGGTGCTATGGAACAGTTGGATCTGTGGGAGATATATCAGGACTACTGGTGTGAGCACAAGCCGTCCATGACTTGCTACTACAGGGACAACGAGTTTCTGGAGGTGGGACAGTGGCTGTACAACAAGTTTGATAAGGTCAGTGGTATCTCTTTTCTACCTTATTCAGACCATACGTACCAGCAGGCACCTTATGAGCCTGTGGACAAGGCCACCCTCAAGGCACTACAGAAGGGCTTCCCGACCCAGATTGATTGGGACATTAATGAAGCCTCTGATATGACTGAGGGTAGCCAGCAGTTAGCCTGTACAGGTAACAACTGTGAGTTGTAGGGTGATGGCATTAGTTATTCTTATGTTACCAGCGTGTACTGTGGTCACTACTTCTGATACTAAGTGGGAGTGGCCTCAAGACATAAAGAATATGGAGTAACCGTTAGACTTACCTACGTCCTCTGGCTTATCTTTAGGGTCATGGGACGTAGGTATTCCTTCAGCTTGCATCTTCTTGATGCGTTCCTTTGACTTCTGGCACATACTGTGGTAGTCAATGGATGTGTAGCTCACTGTGTGCTTATCTTTGTTCTTCATCTTTTCCTCCTGCTGCTAACATTCCTGTCCTCACTACGTTACTTCCTACGTTCATGTAGTCTTCTAACTTAGCGGTCCCTTTGTAGTCTCTGAGCACTCTTGCTTGGTAAGCCGTATCGCTCTCACCTTTGTTCCTAGAGATCCCTGTAAGCTCTTCTATTTTAGACAAATCAGTTGGGCCTTTTTTGCCTCCTGATTCTCCTTTTTCTTGTTTTTTACCTATGTCAAAAGACCTTATAGGTGTCGCCGTAAGGTGTGCGTTTCCACCGGCAGGATTCATGCCAAACATGTCGTGACCATCAGAGATCATTGTGTATGCTTTATTGTTGTTTACATCTATAGCAATCCAATCGTTTACTCCACCTAAGTCTTGTGCAGTAGAAACGTGATTATCTGAGAAGGAGTAAATACCGTTTCCTCTGTCTTTTAGCGCAACTGGGTCAGCATCTTTGAAAAAGTCAAGGGCTTGTTGTTGTAATTTTGTAAGCTTTTTGTTGTTTTTTTGATTACGAATACCTGACCAGTAATTATCTCTGAGTTTTCCCGGAGTTATGTCTTTAGGTAGTTTGTTAAGTGCTCTTGCTCTGTTTACCCTGTCCTTGTGACTGTGCTTCGCTATCTTAATAAACTCCTTGTAAAACTCCAGCGGTTCTGCGTCAGGCATAGCGCCTTTAGCTACTCGCAGGCTTTCTGGGCTTTTCAGAGCGTTCACAGAAGCAGAGCCTGTACCACCTACGGTTCCTGCGCCTCCCTCTTTGTCTAAGCCCTCTCCTGTTTGAGTTTTACGAATCTGCAGAGAGGTTTCACCCGGAGCATCGCTTGTTCCGTGTACCTTGTACAAGTGATCCACTGCTCCATCAACCACGTTGTCTGGAGTGTCATCATCTATACGCAAGCCGCTCTTGACTCTATCTTTCTTAGCCATGTCAGTCCAATCAGCGGTGTACCTCTGGACTTCTGCGGAGCTACCAGCCACTGTATCAGGATCAGGAGTAGTCCTGTACTTCTGCTGCGTGTCTATCTTTGCACTGGCTTGCATATTGCCAGTTACTTCGTTAAACGAACCAGCGCCTTCTCCTGCCTTAGTTACGTACTCATTTCTCCTACCTTGTCCTGTGCCTATAACACGCTTTTCTGCCTGAGCCACAGGGTTAAAAAGCTGATCTATAGTGTATCCCAAATTAGGAGCTACTGCTTTTGCAGTCGCGTACGCTTTTGAAACTGGACTAGGACTGTCATAAAATCCTTTTACTTTTGTAGGCGTGTTGTCAGCCACGGCGTTCATAGCCTTACCAAACATACCCATTCCGGGGACAACACTAGCAATTTCGGCAATATTACCTAGGTTCTGAGCAGTCCTAGGATTTTCTTGAGCAAGCCTAGCTATCTCTTGTCCTGCTCGCGTGTTCATTATAGCCTCAGTCACGCCTAAATCCGGTGTCACAGCTTCAGCAAAACCAGTAAAAGGAGACAACAAAGAGCCAACAGCACCACCAGCAACATTCAAAGCGCCTGTGCCAAAGTCAGCAGCAGCGTCACCAATGTTTCCTTGACGCAGATTCTCACGGGCCTGAGCACCCTGCTGTACACCCATAGACATTTTATCACCGCCTGCGCTGAAGTCTCTAGCGATGCTCTCAGGAAGAGCTTTAGCCGCTTCAGTAGATTTTCTGACAGCCTGTCTAGAGTACTCGCGTTCCGTACGCCTAGACTCTTGGCGGTATCTTTTACGTACTGAATAAAAGTCTTCTCTACTCACTTTCTTCAGTCTCCTCGTAGTTTCTAATTTCATCTATTAGATCAATTAGCACTAGACGGTCTAGCTCCATACGCTCTAACTGAAGAGGGTCGTTAATTGTTTTTATGGCTTTGTTAGCTGAAGACAAAAGCTCTGCGTATCCTTTTAGCACCGCTGCTTTTCCGTGTCTCTTAATTTGCTTAGACAACGCTGTACCAACAGCGGCTGTAGCAAGTGCTCCCGCAGCAGCAGGAGAAACAAAAGCAGCGCCTGTTGCAATAACTGATAACACTGAAGTAGGAATAGCTATGCCTGTATTGTCTCTAATTGTTTGCATAAGCCTCGCGGGTGAGTTTACTCCTTCTCTGTTTCTTTTACCTACTAGTCTATCCATCGCAGTTAATGACCTAAACTGCTGGTCTAACAAATTATGGACATCGTTCCCCTTAGTATTAGCCTTCATGTAATCGTTCATCACACCACGCACGAGTTTTGCCGCAAGGCCTTGATAGGTATCTACGTCAGCGTCGAGTGTTTGACCAGAAGCGTGTACAGCAGTATCAAAGCGTTTTCTAGCTTCCAGAAGTCCTTTTAAATCGCCTCCTTCTTCTTTAATAATTCTCTGAGCAAGGTCTGTATACTTTATGAACTGTTTTTGGGCCGCTGGTGTGGCAAGCTGAAACACATCGCTATTTAAAAAATCATTAAGAGACTCTGAGAACTCAAAATTAAGCGCTTCCATGTCTACTTTCTTGTTTTGCGTTTTGATGTAGGCTTGTAAGCGTTCTCCTTGCTTTTTTACGTGGTTTTGTATAATGGTAAAGTTTTTTGTGATTGATCCGTAAGGCTTTATTTCCGGAATAGTTTGAACAACGTCAATGACAGATTCATCAAACTCATCAGGCACCCAAGTTCGTGTTTGTAAGATTCCTTTTGGTGGCGCGTAGTCCTGTGCTGATAAACTTTCTGGCGCTAACATACTAGTTAGAGCCTCTTTTTCCCGCGCCAACTTAGAGGCAACACCTGCTTTCCTAGCCTGCATTTCTCCGGGCAGGCGCAGATCTAAGTCAACTAAATCAGGACGGGGTGAAAAGAGTGTCGCTAAATCAACACTAATCCCTAAGTTTTCTTTTACCTGTTCTGCTAACGCTTTGTTATTTTTCTCCCAGTTTTTATATGAGTCGTAACCAGAAGATATTGACAAGAGCATTTCTTGTACGCTGGGGTTTTGTGCAAACTCTTCAAACTTTTGTCCTGCTGCTGTCAAAGCACTGTCAAAAAAGTTTTTAACGTAGTTGGGTACTAGAGGAGTAAAAGCCTCCATTGCCATAGCACCTCCTGTCCTAGCAGCTTGTGAAATAGCAGTACCTGCCACATCAGATATGCCTATCTGTCCAGTACCGGGAACTCCGGGAATCTGAAGAGCCTGAGTAGCCAGCCTACGAGTAAACTCAGGCTTAAACTCTTCCATAGGAGCCATAACACCCTCAACGTAAGACGGCTCTGGGACAGCAGGCTCTTGTTGGGCTTCGGTTTGCGCTTTGTACTGCTTTTGAGCAAACTCTAGTATCTCAGATTCTGAAGCTCCTTCAGGGTGTTTTACTGTTACAACCTCTCCCGCAGGGTTTCTAACTTTAGTTTCTGGCATTATATTACTCCGACTCTGTGACTATCTCAAAGCCTTCAAAACGGTTACTTGTGGGCACAAAAACAGGATCGTAAAAAGCTAACGCTGCTTGGTTGTCTTCTCCAAGTTTGTTAGATACGTTAGTTCTTATATTGTTGTACTTTTCTATCTTTTTGGTAGCCTCTCTTCTAAACTCTTCTAACATACGCTTAATTGTAGTATCGTCTAGGGTTATGTCTCCTGCAACAACTTTAGTGGTAAACGCCAAATCTTTATCCGAAAGACCTGTACCAGCACCTAGGTTGGTAATGTAGTCTGCCACACGCTTTGCTGATTCTGCTAGAAAAGCCTCTGTGTTTTCTATAGGTACGCTATCTACAGGATATCCTACTGCCTTTAAAAACTTATTAACCTGTAAGTTTACGTTAGCCAGAGATCCAGTAAACATAGTGTCTACATCGCCTATAATGTTATCTATGCTTCGTATACTGTCTGCTGATTTTTTAGCTTGCGTATAACCTTCAGCAAAACTTTCTGCACCTAGTTTACTAAGTTCTCCAGCCATGCCTGAAGTTACATTTTTAATAACCTGCTGGTTAGGAGCTTCAGTTAAATTGAGTGTGCTAGGGTCAACAAGTTTTCCGGCGACAGCGACCATGCCTGAGTCAGTTACCCTATAAGTAACAGGCTGACCGTCCTGTAAGAACATCTCAACTTTACCTTTCTGCAGATCTGAGTAGGCATTAAACTCTTGTTTAGACATGTTCTTTAAGTCAAGCGTCCCAACGAACTGGGGAGTGTAACCTTTACCTAATAAAACCTCACGTCTCGCGGGTACAGAGAGTTCAGGCATAGTTTCCATTTTTCTTTCGGTTAACGTGTCACCAATTGCGTTAACCCTTTCTAAACTAGACGATGTCCGTACCTGTTTAGCTAACTCTGGAAACCCCATCTCTTCAGCTTGACGAGCTACGTCGGTTTTTCGCTCAGTTAGTGCAGCAGTGTTTGCTTGCTTTTGCTGCATCTCGTTTGCCATAGTTAGTAGCTGTAGCGCCTGTGCTTGCATCCCCGGTATCTTAGCCATCGCTTGTGCTTGCTCAATAAGAACAGCAGGATCTGTAGCTCCTATAGCGGTAGACAGGACGTTGCCAGTTTGTGTGGTAGTAGCCTGAGTAGCTGCCTTAAAAAACACTTTAGACAACGCGTCGTTACCTTCCGTGGCGTACTTCTGACCTAGAGCGTTTAACTGAGCAGGGTCGTTAGCGTACTGCTGTAAAAGCTCTTGTGCCTCTTTAGCAGACCTACGCTCAGAGAAACCTCTACCAACATCAGTCAACATGCCGCCGACGTTTTGACCAAACTGCTCTGTGGCTCTTCCTATTTGTTGCCCTACGTTTATTCCTGCTGAAGCTAGGACTCGTCCATCTATAGCCATTTTCGTTGTCCTCTGTTAGTCAAACCAACTAGTAATGATGTCAGTAGCGCCGCCCAACAGCGAACCGCCTAGACCCATAGCACCACTAAACATGCCGCCGTACAAACCAGCAAGTCCTGATCTTCTAGCAAGCTCTGCGTTAATATTAGCCATCTGAGTTTCTAATCCAAACTCACCTTGCTGTCTACGTGCTACATCAGACATAGACGCAATGTTCAACGCAGGAGACAGGGCTGACAAAAGTGCTGCTTGAGGTGCGTACCCTGCTTGCAACGCCTGTATTCCAAGCTGTTGTTCTGCACCAGCCAGCCCTTGACCACCAGCGAGAAGTCCTTGGCCTCCCGTCAGCGCCTGTAGCATCTGCTGTTGTCTAGCAGCATCAAGCGCCTGTCTTTGTGACGCTAAACCAGAACCTAAGGTGGCGTACTGCTGCCCTAAGCCAGCCTGTTGTGCCTGTAGTCCACCAGCAAGCTGTGCCAACTGACCTGCCTGTTGTGCTGATGTAGTTGCTCTGCCTAGACCCTCAGACTGCAACTGAGATTCAATCTGCTGTGCGCTGAGTCCAAGCTGTGACAACTGTGCTGCACGTTGTTGTGCTTGTGACTGAAGCTGGTCAGAGAGTCCTGCCTGTTGACCAAACATGCCACCTAGAGTCTGTGCTGTGCCTAGAGCTTGCTGACGCTCTGCCTGTGCTTGCTGCATAGCTGCTAGTGAAGCGCTATTTTGTGCTTCTTCCTGTGCCTTAGACAACGCAAGCTGCTCTGGCGTACCACCAAACATCGCCGTACGCACACCTAAGCGTCCCTGTTGAGCCAAACGCTCTTCCAACTGTAACCGCTGTCGTTCTTCTTCAGGACGCTGTGTAGCTCTAATACGCTCAAATACACTAGCTTCGCGAGCAGCCGTAGGAGTCAGTACGTCTTGCGCGGCTTGCCCTGCAAGTCCTGCGTACTGGCTTCTGAGTGCTTCTACATCAGACGGAGCCTGTGCACCTAAGCCTGCAGCACCCATACCTAACGCTTGTTGTCCAAACTGACCTATAGCTGGACTAGGTTGTTGTCCTAACATGCCTCCTACTTGTCCTGCAAACTGCCCACGCAAAAGATTAAGGTCTGCCGGTTGTTGTGCCGCAGCGCCCATGAACTGACCACCTAAGCCAAACGCTTGCTGTGCTGCCTGTTGCTGCTGAGATAGCCCAAAAGGAGATGTGCCTATCATTTGTTGGCCTAAGTTCATAACGTCTAAGCCAGCAAACTGAGACTCTAGCGTACCTCTAGGATCTCCACCTAAGCGAAACTGCGCCTCATTCATTAGCATATTACTAATTGCTTGCTGTTGAGGGCTGAGGTCGTACGTGGTTCCAGAAGGACCGCCTCTTACTGAACCTATGCCACCAGACGTAACCGTAAAGGGCTGAAACGTGACATCAGGTTCTGTTGCTAGGGGAACATCTGCAAAAGCGCCTGTTACTTCTGTTGGAAGCTCGCTATATAAACCACTAGCAATGTCGCTAATGAATCCACCAAAAAGATCTCCAAGAGCCATCAGTAAGTCCCTCCGTCAATCGTGCCTGTAGACAGAGTACCCGTAAACGTCAACGCGGGTATTGTTACAGTGCCTGTGAATGTGGGAGAAGCTAAGTCAGCTTTGGTTGCAATCGCTGTAGATATAGCGGTGAACTCAGTGTCAAACTCGCTACCACGAATAACTTTACCACTATCCCCAGAAGGTAAACTGTCCTTAGCAGTAAAGTTTGTTGTCTTTGTATAGTCGCTCATACTGTTTTACCCATTAGTGCTAATACGTTAATTTCTTGGAGGGATAAAGCAGACCCGTTAATGTCAGCTTCTAGTCCTATCGTAATAATACTTCCGTTACCTGTTGCTTGAACAGCGTTTCTAGTCGTAAGCTCACCACCAGTAAACTCACCGATTCCAAACTCATCAACACCAAAGTACGCAGGTACTTGGTTGCCTACACTAAACTCGTAAGTTCTAAAGTCCGTATCTAGATCATAAGCCCACTTCATAAACACTGTTGCACCAGCAGCACCAACCAGAGTTGGTCGTAGCTTTTTCAACAGCTTAATCTTGGCAGGATCACCAAAGGTCAATCCCGGACTGTAGTACCTAAAACGATACGCTGTTGTGTTGTCTGAGTAGCCTGAATATGTACCAACGCCATCAAACGTTCCTATATACAACGTACCATCAGTTGTAACTTCAAATGACTTATGCGGCACAGAAGTCCATCGTGTCACCCTGTACGCTCCGTTCTCTAGCCTACCCTTGAGGTCAAAACAGTACACTGTCGATTGATCTGGGAAGCATATAAGGTAGAACGAGTTCTCAGGACTGTACACAGATGCCGTCTGACAGCTACGATTGTTTATTACAGCAATCAACTCAGTCTTCACGTTCAGGCTCAAGTCAGATATAGGTAGTGACTTCTCTTGTATAGTACGGCCTAAGCTCCTCAAGCCG